AGTCTGGGTCTTCTTTGAGAAGATTTTTAATCATGACTGTTGTACCAGCAAGGTGCGTATTTTCATCTCTTGCAATAAATTTAATAATCTTTGCATTACCTTCCATCTTCTTAAGCTCGGCAAATGCCCAACTGCAGGCGAAGGAAACATAAAATCGTATTCCCTCTAGAGCATTTGCCGAAAGCAAACACATCCATAACGATCTTTTATGTTCACGTTTGTTTGTTGCTGAGTTATTATTTGCAATAAGATCATCGTAATAATATGCAATATCATTACCACATTCTAGTATTTCTTTTACATCTAAGAGTTCATCAAAGACTTTACTTGGATCAGCATAAATGTTTCTAATAATATGTGTATATGATCTACTGTGAATTGTTTCAAAGAAGGACCATGTTTCTATCCAGTTCTCTATTTCAGGTAACGAACATATAGGAAGGAAAGCAATGTTCGGGGCCCTTCCTTGAACAGAGTCCAATAAAATTTGGCGTTTGAGGTTCGATGTAAAGATGTGTTGTTCGTGCGATGTGAGCTCATGAAAGTCCTTTTTATCTTTTGATACATCAACTTCTTCTGGTCTCCAAAAGAAACCTAATTGTTTGTCTGTAATCTTTTCTATCTGAGGGTATTTGACTTGATCGTACCTTGCGATGTCTACACTCTCATCAAAGAACATATTACGCTCTAAGTGTGATTTTTTATTCTTCTTCAGTATTCCCATCTACTTTCCATTCAACCTTTTCTTTTAGTGCAAATTGACACCCTTGTATATAGTCTCTATCTTCTTCACTTAAAACCCCCCAACAATAACAAACACGATCTAAAAAGTCATCTACTGTAATAGGATCAATTAGATGCATTTGTTTTTGCATCATAATTTCTAATATCTGCATTCGCAGTTCTATTTTTTCTCGTAGATTATTCTTTTTTATATCTTGCATGACTCGCAATCTTCATCGTCTTGAGGAACTTGTTCAGTTCCAGTATAATAAGGATGATGATCTTCTTCTTTCATTTCTCCTGCACCGTCAAAGGTATTAAAATAATATAATTGTTTTAGTCCATACTTATAAGCTGTCACCAAATCTTTAATCATTACAGACATTGGGACCTTATGGTCTTCAAAATGTTCTGGGTTATAAGATGTGTTTACTGATATCCCCTGATCGATATATTTCTGTAATATTCCACATATCGCTAGATATCCTTCTGGTGATTTTTGATCCCAAAGTAAGTCGTATTTATTTTTTAGATGATGATATCCAGGTACAACCTGTGCCATTACACCATCTTTACTCTGTTTGTACGATACCAATGCTCTTGGCGGTTCAATACCATTCGTACTATTACTTATTTGAGCGCTTGTTTCAGCAGGCATTAATGCCATGAGCGTAGAGTTTCTGATTCCAGTTTCTCTGAGTTGCTTACGCAAAGCTTTCCACGGTAACCTTTCTCTTCTAGCTACTAATGTATCTATAGCCTCTTTATAAGTATCGATAGGAAGTATTCCTTTAGAATATTTCGTATCATTATTATCTATCGCTTTTCCCTTTTCAACAGCAAGATCTGCAGAGCTTTTTATTAAAAAATATGACCAAGCTTCAGCATATTCATCTACTATTTTATACGCAGATTCGTCATATTTAAGTCCTCTTTTTGCTAGGAAATATGCGAGGTTGATGATTCCCACCCCAAGAGGTCGTCGAGATAAAGTTCCGATTCTAGCTGCCTCGATTGGATACCCTTGATAGTCAAGTAGCTCATCAAGAGCACGCACAGACAGATCACAATATTTTTCAAATTCAGATGGTTCATTTATAAGTCCCCAATTGATTGCTGATAGAGTACACAATGATATTTCACCTTCTTCATCATCATAACTATTCAGTGGTTTAGTTGGTAAGTCGATTTCACAACAAAGATTACTCATACGTATTGGAGCAACCTTTGGATCAAATGCACCATGGTCATTTGCGTGATCGACATTCATTAGGTATATTCTACCTGTATCTTTTCTTTCTGTAAGAAACTGTGAAAAAACTTCTATTGCTGGTAATGTTTTCTTTCTAATACTGTGGGCTCTTTCATACTTCTCATAAAGTTCTTTAAACTTGTCTTGATCAGCAAAGAAAGCTTCATATAGTCCTGGTGTATCATTTGGATCAAATAAAGTAATGTTTCCTCCTGTTAAAAGTCTTTCATACATCAACTTATTAAACTGGAAAGCATAGTCCATATGACGCACTCTCGTCTCCTCTGTGCCTTTGTTATTCTTAAGAACTACTAAGTCTTCAAACTCATAGTGCCAGATTGGAAGATAGACTGTGGCCGCTCCTCCGCGAACACCTCCTTGCGAGCACGACTTCACAGCAGATTGAAAATACTTTAGGAATGGTATTAATCCTGTATGAACAACTGAACCGTCTCCAATCTTAGCACCTAGAGCTCTTATAGATCCTGCTCCTATTCCAATACCTGCTTTCTTTGAAATGTATTTTACAATAGAAGTAGAAGTAGCATTGATAGAGTCCAAGCTATCCCCAGACTCAATAAGTACACAACTAGAAAATTGTCTTGTTGGGGTTCTGACTCCCGCCATAATCGGCGTTGGAAGCGAGATATAAAATTGTGACGTCGCATCATAGTAATCCTTTACATATCTAATTCTATTTTCTTTATAGTTTGAGAATAGAGTCATTGAAATTAACATATACAAAACTTGTGGTGTCTCATATATTTGTTTTGTTCTTCGATCTTGAACTAAATACTTACCGCGGAATTGTTCCATACCAGCATATGTGAATGTATCATCTCTATCGTGCTTAATATAATCATTTAGTTCATCCAATTCTTCTTTAGTATATTTTAATAATATTTCAGAATCATATACACCTAAATCCACATTTTTTGATATAATCTCAGCAAGATGTGGTGGTTCATATTCACCATAGGCTTCTTTTCTGAGTTTATAGGATATTAACCTTGCGGCTACAAATTGATAGTTAGGTGTGTGATCGGTTATTAATTCTGCTGCTGATTTAATTAAAAGCTCATGGATATCATATGCTTTAATCTTATCATATAATTGGATATTAGCTTTGAGCTCTATCTCTGACATAGAGACACCACTAATATCTTCTACTGCCCATTCTAGTACTCTATGTACTTTTTCCAAATCAAAATTTTGGGAAGATCCATCCCTTTTTGTTACATTAATTCCATTAATTCCATTCATAATAATATGTATATTATATCACAAACCAAATGGTTTGTAAACCCTTATTTTTTAATTTTTAATCGTCTTTCGACTTCTTCTAGGCGAGCAGATACAAGTGGGTATTTTTCATGGAACTTCTTATCCTGTTTAATAAGATCAATTCCAAGTTTATCCTCGCACCACTTGTCAAGTTTGAGTAGATGAGGATGTAGGAAAGATAAAGCTGATGTAGTTAACAGCTTTGTAATAATTGCTTTGAATACTGCTACAAGAATACTAATCATTTTTCTTTATAGCTGCACCAACACCTTTTTCATCACCAATGGTCACATCGCGATAATAAACCACGACTTCACCAAGTTCACGTATATATCTTCTAAGCTCTTGCATATTAACAGACATGGCTTCATAATCACCTATGGTTGTAGCTACAAAGACTACCTTACCGCCATTCTGTTTTTTCATTTCGTCTAAAAATCTGTCAAGATATGTATATCCTTCAGGCCAATCGTTCTCTTTACCGAGTGAACAATCTCTTTTACCTTCTTCATTTTTTAAGCATGGATTTGCAATTGCTTTTTCTGATACAACATACCATTTTGGTTCTGTTAAGTTAATTTCTCTTGGTAGTGTTGGTTGTATAATATCGATTTTCACGGGTTTGCTTACCGTTTCGATTTTCTTTGTACCACTTAAAAGTCCAAGAGTACTACACCCTTGAATTAATAAAACACTACTTATTAAGATCGCTAATTTCTTTGCTATCATTTTCTATATCCTTAAATACTGCCACTGTTCCCTCGTTGATTCTTTTTTCAATCAATCCAGGTTTTGCCTCAGCTAACATGTTTAAATTGTGTCTACGAAAGATGTCCAGATATCCAGCCATTTCAGCTTCTATCTGAGCATTCTTTTGTGATAAATTATTTAAAGCAGCACCCTGCTTTTCGTATGATTCTTTAATTGCCTCTATGGCTTCTTTTTGTTCTTCTACTGCTGTCTCAAGTTTTAAGTTATTTTCCTTGAGTGTTTGATTTTCACCATATAACCACCAAGTACTTAAACCTAGTACTAAAATGATTGCTAGAAAAAATTGTTGCATTATTCCACCTCGATTTTATAGTTCAATCCACTGTTTGCCTTTATATGTATAGGTCTTTTATCTTCAGTGATGAATTTTAGTTCTTTAAATGTTTGTTTTTGAATTGATCTTACATGCTCAAAGACTTTATCATCAGCGTTTCCCCACTGATTATCGTAAGATACATGTATGGTATAGGTTGTTGTGAAAAAAGATTTAATCCAATAATAGAATCTTTTTAAGATAGATATTTTCCAACTAAGAAATCTTTTTAGATGCTTCACGTGCGTTTCTCCTAGCGAGGATACGTTCTATAAACTTTTTACCCTCTTTGGTTCTACCATCATAACTTGATTTTTGTACTCTTTTCTTATGTTTCTTAATTTTATCTAAAGGCATAGCATCTGCTGGCATTGATACACCACCATGAGCTATAGAATTGGCTGCAGCGTCTTCCCACATTCTATTATAATCTTCAAATGACATTCTTTTGATCATCTTGTTATATCTCTTGTGCTTATGTATATTTCCTGTTTTGTTTTTGGATGTTTCACCTTGTATATATTTATATTAAAAACACTCCCAGAAGGATAAACAAAGTCTTCTGCTATGATTTTTTCATTGGCAAATGCAACTTCTTCTCCTGTTTCTGGACTTACTATATTGTTTATTAAAATATATGTTCCAGGCATTAATTTATCTTCCGTACTTTGGAACCATGTATTTTCGGTAATTTCTTCTTCAATAGGTTGCTCTAGAAATTTCTCTAAGGTCTTTTTGATCTGTTCATCACTCATTCCTGTTTCTTCTCTAATTAGGAATAATGCTGATGCATAGGAAGCTACTAGGGTTTTACCGAATGGAAGTTTTTGGATAACTCTTTTAAGATTAAATACTAATCTGTGAAAAATTGTATAGGCAGCTTTTTCTTGGGGCGTTTTTAGATCTTTACCCTTTTTGATTGTTTTACCCTTTTCATCTACTATTCCAAGTTTAAATGCCTCGGTTTTATTCCAAGGGGTAACTAATAATTTTAGGAATCTGATTGCATATGCAAAATCAGCTGCTCTTGATAATAATCCCATTAAAGTTCTCTTAATACCTCTACAATTTTTTCATCTAGTGGAATTTCAACCTTTTCTTCCTCTGGGATATAATGTAAGTAAACCAAGAATGTTTTTAAATAAGACCAATGCTCTGGTTCTATTTTGAACCACATCATCCTATTTGCAGCTTCTATACCAAAAACATTATATATTACTATAATATGATTTAGTATAAGTCTTTCCTGAAGATCACCTGTGGTTTCATATCTTCTTAAAAGCCTTTTGAGATATTTAAATCTGTTTAAGTCTTGCTTAAACTCTTCAACATCCTCACATTCTGGATTATTGTAATTATTAGAGGCGAAAAGCTTAAAGTTCCTCGCATTCAATTCATCAAATATTTTCATCATATATTATATATGATGAATTTTATGTTTCTAATGTAAACTCGGTTGATTTGTTAAGGAACGTAACTTCCCATCTTTCATCGCCACTAATAAAGCAATAGCCTATATGACCCTTATTTTCCCCTTCGATTACTTGCCAAAGCCAGCATGTCCATCCAGGTTTAAATTTTCGGTCGTTATCTGCAATTAGTCCAAAGAATGTTCTCATTTTGTCTAAAGCATTCCAGTATTGACCATACATGAAATCTTCTGATTTCCAAATATCTTTGTATTTGTTTTGAGCATCTTTATAGTCTTTTGCAACTACGTGTCTTTTCTCCGCTTTCTTACCGAATGGGACAATTCCTACACCAAGTATCTGAACCTTTCCACCGTAAACGTCTTCTCCATCAACACCGTAATTTTTTGCTGAACGGCCTTTATGGATAACACTTACTTTCATACCAGGCTTTAATTTAGCCATGGTAACTCTACCTTCTGTAAGTTCTTGTCTAAATCTAAAAAAGTCTTTCATTAGTCTTCCTCGTTTGATCCTTTCCAGTTTTTATCAATGTAGTTAAAGAATTCTTTTTTCTTTTCATCATCCATATCAGCTGGTGATTCTGCATCAAACTTCTTCAAAGCTTTTTGAAAGAAAGCTTGATATTCTTTTTGCTTATCAGATAGTTCTTCTTCTGGAAGATTTATATAGCCGTTTTCTTTATCCTCTTCAGGTAATTCTACCTGCTTAGATTCGTATAGCTCTGGGAATAATTCTTCGATGTCATCATCATCCATTCCATAAATTTCTGGATCTGAAAGCATTGCTATAATGTTTTTCTTTTCTCCAGAAACATCAGCCATTCCTCTACCTTTAGATTTAATTTTGACCTTATGTTTTTTCTCTGCATTTTTAACATCACTAGAGTTTCCAACCCAGTCAATATCAGCCTTGCTTTTACCTCTACCAGGTTTTTTAGCTTCGTCAATAGTAATAGTAGTTTCTTTAACTACTGAACCATCTTCTTTTTCGCCAGATTTTTTAACAATATGCTTGTCTTTGAAGTCCTTTTCGCCTTTAGCTCTTGGTTCTTCTGGACCCTCATTTGTTGGTTTTTCATGTACATATCCTTTTTCGGCATATTTTTCGTGTTCAGCCTTATCTTTGACTTCCACTTCTTTACCATTTTCAGGATGATACATTTTATGAGGATATTTTACTTCCTCTTTTTTTACTTTACCTTCCATCACATCCTGGACGACCTTTGCGATGTCAAGGGTAATTTCGTCATTAAATTTCATTTTTTCTCCTAGTTTCCTAAATGTATTACCATTTCCCATGTGATGGCTGAAATTAAGCCAACCAATATAACCCAAAATACTTTGTTTATAATTCCAATCGTATTAGCGTTTGTATTTACTATACCTTCTAAACGATCTATTCTATTTATAATATTTTGAATTTGTTCAGACTGTTGTTTACTAAAAGCAGTAAGTGTATGTATTTTCTCTTCTGCTCTTGCTAACATAACAATCGCTTCACTCATCTGGTCTATTTTTTCTTCTATTCTATCTAGCCTTTGTGATTGAATAGTATAAACTTGCATATCTTCTTTATCCTTTGACATTTCTTTTTATGATCCTACACTTTAAGGTATTATAGCCTTTTATTAGTCTATGATATTCTCCTTTTGGTATATCGAATATCATTCCTTCTGTTAGTAGATATGGCAAACAATTATCAAATTGAATTTGCCAACCCTCTCCTTCAAGTACCTCAACTTCGCGATCTTCATTATCTCGATGCCAAACATATTCTTCATCTTCTCTATTAGTGAAGAATTCCCTAATTTCTCCCCCTATTGTGTACTCTGACATAAAGGGAAAATCGATTTTACCAGAAATAATTTCCGCCACCTTTTAGCCCCAACTCTTTTGCATATCTTGGCAATCTGCAGGCCCAATATCCAGGTGACATTTTATCCTTCTTTAAATCGCACTTATGTCGTGCATTAAAGCTTTTAACAGCTTCTGGATCATTGATCTTAGCTGTTATTTTCTCATCCTTCTGTGCCCCAAATGTTATCTTTCTAACATTTCCGGACTGAGGATCTTTCACATATACAACATATTTTTTTCCTGGATCTGGATTTCTTTTTGGTTTGTTTAACTCTGGTCCTTCTTGTTCAATCATAGGTTGTTCAAGAGGAACTCTTTTACCCTCAAATTTACCAAATCTTTCATTATACTCTGAAAATTTCATTTCTTTAAATCGTATCTGTACGTTTTTCCTTCAGGTTGTTTTGTTTTGGATATCCCATATCCCGCCGCTTTTGCAATCATTTGCAATTTTGGCCAACCCTTTTCAAACTGTTTCTTTAAGGATAACTTATTAAAATCACCCTCAATTTTTGATAATATGGAACGTACAATTTCCATATCATTAGCTACATATGGAGCTTCGTCTACTGTTTCTTCTGGAACACAGTTTGGTACTTCCTTACCATTTTTTTTCTTTGTTCCAACCTGTTTATAACCAGGCCAACAAGCTTCTCTGAGCTCCCTAAAGTTTTTCATTACTCTTCTTCAGTCTCTTCAAATCTAACTGGTTGAGATTTCTTAAATTTAATATTGCCTCTTCCTCTTTTCATGGCTTCATCTTGACTTTCTTTATCCATCCAGTCACCTGGAACAGTATTAATATTATTTCCTTTGAAAGTCATGGCTCCATTTGTCCATCTTGTAAGTTCTCTTTGAAGTAATAAACCTAAATCCATACCTTTACCAAGCTTATGCTTTAAGGCAATTGTTTTAAATTTTTCAGCATTTGGTCCACCTTTAATCATATCCTTAGTGATGTCTAACATATCAAAGAAACTATCGTCACCAAATAGATTGTATATTTGACTCTGAAATTTTTCCACTTGCTTAACAGTGTTAGCAATATTTTTTTGTTTCAATATCCCTTGTAGCTTTACTAGCTTATCATATGAATCTGGAATTGCCCATGTTCCCTCTTGAACACTGTCCCTTTCTGCTTTTAAAGCTGCACGTATCTTAAGCTCTTTCAACTTTAAGTTGAGTTCCTTTTCCCTTCTTAAAAGACTTTTTGTTGAAAGGCCTTCTCTTAATTGTTTAAAATTTTTCATTTCTTCCAATACTCCACGTATTTACCTTGTGAGATCAATTTCTTTTTCTCTTTTTCTATTTCTAAATCTACTTTAGCTAAAGCATCAACACCATCTGCAGATCGAATCGCTTTGATTCTTTTTTCTCCCCATTCAGCATCTTTTTTAGCCATAAATGCTCTGGTGTCCATACTCACACCAGAAATCTTTTCAAATCTTTTTATGATTCTCTCTCTGGCACCTTCAGTATTATTTCCATAGTCCTGTGATTTTCTTCTTTTTGCACGCATATATGCAAGATGATCATCTTTTTCCATACCAGGATTTGTTACTAAAAAATCTTTGAATCCTATCATTGCTCTTTTCCTTGATCAACTTTATTCTGTAAAAAGTCAGTAGCTGAATCTAGGTAGTCAGCTGCTTTGACTAATTTGTTTACCCACCATTGTGGATATTCTGAATCTGGCTTAACCTGACCCATTAACTGCTCTACATTTCTTTTAATGTGAGATAATTGATTCATAACATTTGCAGATTGCTCATGTCCATCTTCTTTCAGGTTATCTTCCCAAAATGGCATTTGAGCTTTAGCAAGTTTAGCGATTTCTCCTTTCTTTACATTATAGACATCAACAAAATGTATTCCTTTTTCTGACCATGTTTCTGTTTTCTTGCTTCCTATTTTTTTTACGAATGAAGCTGCATCACCTTTAGTTTTAAACATAAAGGTCTGGTAATTCTCATTTACATTACCTTCAACTACGTCAGTATAAGCTTGTTTCCAAGATCTATACATTTTTTTCCTCATTTGCTGTTCTTAAAGCATCTTTAACTACTGGGTCATCACCTAGTCCTCTTTTGATCTTTTCAATTTTTTTATAAGCACCAGTCATATTACCACCCATTGAAAGTGCAATCTCAACAGCCTTTGCTACTTCAGAAGCTTTAAATTTACTTCTGTATTTTTCTCTTAAGTCTTTAAATTTCATTTTTTCCTCTGTTTTAAATCCATGCTTTTTCTTCAGGATATTCATAGCCGTAGCCATTTTTACTTCCATCCAACGATCCCCATATCGTTTTTTGAAATCTGCATCAGGTAAATCCTTTGCAATTTTCTCTAACTCTTTTTCTCTCGCTGGAGTTAATTTAAAATCTGCCATTATCCACCTCTTGCCTTTTTTGCTAGATCTGAATCATGTACCTGCCAGGTTTTTCCTTTTACAATAAAAGAGTTAACTCTGGCTAAACCCCATTGTGCTGGAGTAGTTCCCGGTTTATGCCCAACCCTCCAAGCAGCAACTCCTCTGTCAAAAACTTGTTTTAATATACTATATGCTATACCAGATGCATCAGATTTCTTCTGGATAGCCTTTCTAATTTGTCCTTTATCCTCTTTGACTAATTTATCTTCTAATTTAAGAACACCAACCATTTCATTTTTTGGTTCTTTATCACCATACATTTGCTTATACTTTTTTGTATATTGAGATGGTTTAGTCTCAGTGCTCTTATCACCAGGAGCAGGCTTATATGCACTTGGATCATCCCAGTGTTTCTTAGCCTGCTTATTGAACTGCGCTTGTCTTTTAGCTTTTGTGGATTTACCTAATCCTTTACCAAAATCTTTTCTCAGTTTACCTGGTTCGGCAAGATCTTCTCTTTCTTTAGCTCTTTTTTCTTTTTCTGCTTTTGAAAGTTTTTCTTCCTCTACTATTTTTGCAAATGGAGTATCTTTTAGATATCTATCTAGACCTTTTTTTGTTCCAAAGTCTCCTGCTCCACCTTCTTCTACTAGTTCGACAGAATCTAGCCATTGTCTTGATTTTATCCCGTCACATTCTACCATGAGATAGTTGCTTCCGCAAATTATTATCTCTCCTATTTCTCCTGATTCTTTTATTCTAACCTGGTTTCCAACACTGAAAAGACTTCCTTCTATATAATCTTCTCTTGTTTCTGATACTGGAGGTAGTTCTACATGTTTTCTGAATGATCTAGACTCTTTTAATCCCATACCCTTTCTTACTGCATTGAATAATTCGGTGGGATTATAACTCGATGGGAGCCCTTTTGAAAATAAATTCAAATCATTTTGTTGAGCGGCGGCTCGCATCTTGGAAGCTGACATACCAGTTGCTCCTTCTGCATCTGGATCTCTCTCCCCTGCACTTACTACATTTATTGCACCTTCGAAATTATAAAAGCCGTGCCTAGCTTTAATACCGTTATATTTGTTTAACAGTATATTGAATTCTTTTACTCTATCTGATCCAGCAACCATAGTTACTTTGGTGAATCCTTGATCGTAAAGTTTTACTACAACATCTAGTACATTACGAACATCTTTATCTGCCATAACACTACGTGCATGCTTTGGAAACATCTTACGGATAAATTTGATTTTCTCTTTGAATTCTAGAGGATTTTGTTTAGGATCTACTGATCTGGAAGCATATATTCGATATACCCCGCCTCTTGATTGATTTTTTAAGTAATCGAATAGTTTTTCATGCCCTATCGTGGGCGGATTGAATCTACCAAACACAAAAGAAACCTCTTTCGAGCTTTCTACTACATATTCACTAAATGATTTAATTGACATTTATATCCTCGGTATCCCATTTTAGCCAGGATTATCCCAGCCCTTTATAATATCTTTGCTAAAGTTGTTGGTAGAAAATTCCAGTCTATCAACTAACTTAACAGCACCACCTTGTAATCGATCTATAGCGACAAAGCCTTCAACGCCGGTCACCTTAAATCCGGATTTTGTTTTAACGAATGTACCAATATTTGATAACTCGTTTAGTTTATTTATAATAATTAACTTCGCATTCACGACAAAATTCTGTAAATCGAACATACTTTTTAGACCTTTTAGGTTAGATTTACTAAAAAATGCTAATAGTTTATCCCTTTCTGCAGCCTTTTTGTCCTTTCCAGCTGGGGATTTTAATTTATCCATTTGCTTTGTGTATCTTTCTTCTACGAACTTTATTAATCCCTTAGCGTGGTTGTTGGTATCTTTGATCCTTTCACCTTTTCTTACGGCCAAATTATTATAAACATTTATTACAAGATTTAATTCTTTATTTGATTCTATTTCTTTTAGGATACTCGATTGTATTTTTTGGAATGTTTTTCCAGCAGCAGATAAGTTTGCATTTAATATTTCAGTTTGTTTAGATGTAAGTGTAGCTTTTCCTGATAAATCTTTTAATGTAGCATCTACCATCCAAACGTTTTTGGAAGGTTTTAGTTTAGAAACGATTTCTTTTCCAAATGTAGCTGTCATGTTTTCGAAACTTGATCCGCTATATGTAGTATGCCAAACAATTCCTATTTTAGATGCCATTATTTCTTTGGCTAACGCCATGGAAGTAGGAACAGCATACACGATAGTATTAGGGTGAAAACTAATATGTTCAACTCCATTGATATTCTCCTTTTTGAGATCCGATGCGTCAAACATAAAGTCACCTTGAATGACTCCCTTAATACCTAAATCTTTTAAATGATCGAATGCTAGTTTAAGTTTCTTATTCAAATCACCACTTGTATCAGCGTCTATATCTGCATGATTTTTGTAGACTTTTGCATCTTTATTGAAGATGCCCTTTTTTGCTACAAAGAATTTTCCATCTGATGGATCCTCTCCAGCAAACAAGGCGGGGGCTCCGTCCCATTTGACAGTAATGTCTACAGGTGCTTTCGCATTACCGCTCAACATATCCCGCAGAGATCTGAGTGCTAGGATAGCCTGGCGAGCCCCCTTAACTCCGCCGTCAAGAATCAAATCCTCAATATGTGTCATATGAGTATTCTTACCTGCGGCTTCTGTTAGGTAGTTATTAAAATTTATCATGTATAAACCTTTACATATGAACTGGAGTCTTCAGCTTTACTTCCAGCATAGTTAATTATTTTTGTTATCCATCTATTTGATTTTGTTCCAGTGTTTAGGTCTAGGTAATAGCAAACATATAAACAACCAAGTTTAGAAGAAATCCAATTCGTGTCTTTTGATAAAAGTTTTTCTTGGAATTCCTCAAATGTTTCGTTCTTGTAAAAATTATTATACATCTTCCAGAATATTGATATTCCTTTCTTATCTTGTTTGGTTGCTATTTTCTTAGCAATTGCATAAATTCCTGATTTATGATCTGGTAACTTCTTACCAAAGACCTGTCGTGTAGCATCTTGCATAATACCCCAACCAGCACCACCACCTCTTGCTGTCTTAAGTACTATTTCTCCTTTTATTGATCCTCCTGGAGATCCGTCTTTTAATGCCATTTTACCGTCATCATAAAATACTGTAGCACCTTTATTAGACCAGAAATCCCCTCTAACATCTCCTTGGAGTGCTATTCTTGTAAGTTTATGATCATCTGTATCTGGTGGTAGCTTGACATTAAGTTCTTTAATTTTTGCTGATTTTCTTACAAGTTTGAGCGATATAGCAACAAGGCTACGATTAACAAAATGCTCAAGAAGGGATTCGTTTAAAGATCTAATACTATCTACTTTAAGATCCTCAAATTTAAAAGATTTATCTATAGCCCATATATCACCTGGATTCCATTTATCATCCTTCATTGGTTTGATGTCTGAATTTTTATATGCAAAATCTTTAATAGCATATATTTTTTTCATTTTGTCATCATTCCTGTGGAATGTCATATTCTTATGAATGTATTTTTGTTTTATAAGTTCATATGCTGATAAATGAGAAGAGGTGAACCAATCTCCCTCAACACCTAATACTTCATCCAATTTAGCGTCAACAAAAACTTTTTTATATGCTGCTGTAAGTATTTCAGGAGTAAAGAATTCTTCATCTTGTAATCCATGATCAAGCATTGCTTGGCACATAACACATTGATGAGATTCTGTAATTTTAGTATTAAGTGAACCTCCACCAGATCCTCCTCCTCCACCAAAGACGGATGATTTAGATAGATCTGAAGTTGTATAGTTTTTACCATCCAATCCCATAAAAGGAATTGCTGCTTTTTTATTTTCAGTACTTTTTGCAAAATCTTTTAAAAGATCTATTAGCTCGGGGGTATTTTCAACAGTAACAGTTCCACCCTTTGAAAGCTCTAGAGGTTTACCCTGCTGGATAATTCTTATGAGAATATCGATTCGAGGTTCTTTTGTAATAGAATTTGGTTTATCAAGCTCAGCAGGTGTAAGCTTTACAGCTTCTTTTAAAGATTTGAATCCTGAAAATTTATGCATAGTGATACTATTTATAAAGATTTAAGAGTTAAAAAAAGAATTAGGAACGATATTACCCTTATTATCATATGAGATAATCTTAGCATCATGTAATTTATCAATGGTTTTACTGCATCCTTCGCGAATCCCTTGTCTATAAGCTTGCCAAGAAGCTCCAGCTAAACAAATAACAAAGATTATTAAGGTAATGATATCCATTATTGAATCTCATCACCGTTCATGTTTAATCTAGTGATATCTGATTTAAATCCTTTTTTTAACATAGCCATATTAAAGATCATGGCTTCTTTTAGTGACGAAAAGAGATATTCATATATCTTTTCTTTTGTCTTAAAAAATTCTACTTTAAATATCATAATTGCACCTATCGGGAATATTGTTTTGGTTTAGGATGGTATTCTTTGTCTTCCCATTTTTCAATTTTTCCACCCTTTGAAAGAAATTGATCAATATCTTTTTTGATTTTCTTTCTTTGCTCTGCTTTATTCATATGTATACCTCTCATAAATGTAAACGTCCCATCTCTGGGCATCTGCTAATTTACAGATTCTCCAATCATGGAAGAATCCGCGATAAGAACTAAAGTTTCTATATTTGTAAAGATTCTTATTGTTCTTTCCAAATCGACCTTGGCATTTCACGTAGAATTTTTTATCAGAAGATTTATTCATAATCTTAACAGCCTTTCTGATATTTTCAAGTTCAAGCATATCTCCAGCTGATTCTGGATATACTGTCATTACATAACTATCTGTTCTCATTAGTGACTCCTTAGTTGATTGTTTTTAAATACACCTTCGAAGAAGAATTGATTGAACCATTCTTCTATATCTTCTTGTGCTGATTTCCCAGAATTAGAATTCAGTACAGTATTTCTTAACCACATGCTTAACCAAGCTTGGTCAGTGTTAGAATCATCAACTGGCTTTTTAGTCAGTAGATTGAATTCATTTTGATTGATCTCTACTACTTCTGGAATTGAAGTAGCAATGTGTTCGAATTTAACTGTAAACTTATCCATTATTGTGGTCCCTCTGGTAATTCTTCAAATCTTTTGTTACAAAGTAATTCAATAACTTTATCTCTATCGGTTAAAGCCACTCTCATATCGAATGATTCGCACATACCTGCAAACATTCCGCCTTCTAGTTCTTGTAGAATTGAACTAGTATTCATTTCTGATACATCGTCAAATATCCTTTCGAGGATTTGATCATTTATACAGTTTGACATTTTTCACTCCTTTTTAATTAATTTACTAAAGTATTATACCAAAAAGAGGGGGGTTTGTAAACCCCTTTTTCGTGACAATTTCGTGACATTTTTACTAAGAAAAAGGGGAGTATTGCACTCCCCCAT